AAACTCCAGCGCTTCTTGCTCGGCCTGTGCTGTCGTCGCCCTGTCATAGGCCTCCATCGCCGCCTGACCCATAAAACCAAGACCCTGCGCGAATGATGTCGGCTGCGCCTGTGGACCTGCGTACTGCAATCCAGCCAGCGCGCCTGCGAGCGCGCCTCTGCCCCTTGGGCTGATGCCGGGCATGCCTTCTGGCCGAGCCGGGAGAAACGGGCCGCTCGTCTGTTGCTGCTGCATCTGCCGCTGCTGCTGCAAGGCTCTTGCCTGCCGAGCGGCGGCTGTCCGAGCCATAACATCAGCAAAAGATGGATCCGGCAAAACGCTCTCAGTAATAGTCGAGGCCGGAGTGACCTGAAGGCCCCGCCCGCCAAAATTTGTCTCAATGCGCGGCGTGACACTGCGGCGCAGTAGGTCGCCGCTTGGGAATGCCATCTGTACGGGTCTTTGAGCCATTCGTCTCTCCTATGCGCCAAACAAGCCGAGCAAGCCGCCGAGGGCCGCGCCCGGACCCTCGCCAAAATCGGGGAACATGCCGCCAAGTTGAGAGCCGCCTAACGCGCCACTTAAGGCGCTGAGGCCGGGCTGTCGGTAATACGGTGTGATCTGTTGCTGGCCAAGCTGGCCGCCCTGAACCGATGCGAGGTAGTTCGCCAGCGCGGCCTGCGGTGCCTGCTGCTCAAACTGAAAGCGCTCAATGTCGCCTGCAAGCTGCGCCTGCTGCTGCGCCTCTCTGGCGGCGCCAACGCCCGCCAGCGTCTCAAGGTCAGCGAATCCAAACTGTCGGGCCATAGGCGCCTGCTGGATGGCCTGCTGCTGTGCCTGATACGCCATAGGTGCCAGCGCCTCGGCGACTGCCGCCTGCTGGTAGCCGGAGCCGTACCGCCCGGCCTTCGCGGCCTGTGACTCAACCGCCTGAATGGCGGGGCGGAACGCGGCAGACTGTAGCGGGTTAGTCCCCATCAGGTTCTGCATCACGACATCTTGAACCGCGCCGATAAATGGTGAGCCTTGTATTGCCTGCTGACGCAACGCGCCGAGAGCCATTTCCGACTCAGGCGAAAACCCCACAACCGTCTGACCGGGGTAGTATTGCATAGGCCCAGCCTCATACAGCTTCTTGGCTTCTGACAGACCAAACTCCTTGAACGGTGCCGTAGTTGGGTCTGTCAGAGTTTGGGTTACCTGCCTTGTCTGTCCGCCGCCTTTACTCATCGCTAAAATCCTTCATTAACACAACCGCGCTCTGGCGGTAGTCTTTCAGTTGACGAGACCAGCCCCTTCGGCCCACGATCTCCATTCCGTCGCATCCCTGCGTCCTTGCCCAATACGCAATAGACTTTTCTGCGTCCATCAATTCGTCCAAGTCTCCGCCCGCAAGCCATATCCGGCACATAGCCTTCTGCGGGTAGTCCACTATCTCGGTGATTATAGCAGACTTTTGCAGCGGAAAGAATTGGGCTTTCCCAGACCATACAGCTTGCGCCACATCGTCCATTGTGTGTGATCCGCCGGCGTATTCTAGCGCGTCACTAATCCAGCGCTTGCAGCGGTTCCATTCGTGTACGGCTCTATCATCAGCCGATAATAAGGTAGGCGAAGTCGATGTCATGACCGTGGTTCTGATGCCCTATAACAATGCTGCCATTTGTGCTTGTCGTTTTAACATACGGGGTGCTGTGGTGCAGCGACTCGCCGTAGCCGGTAAAGAACACCACACTCTCCGTTGAATAGCGTGGGTCGGCAACCGTTGTCTCTGTCGTGCCTGATGAAAATGTGCCGTAGCCGACGCTGTTCAAGCCTCCATCGACGGTGCGGTTTGCTACCTCGGCAATCTCGCGCGTAGTGGCGGTAATCGGGTTTAGCAGGCGGTAATTCGTTTTGCGCTGCGCTATCGTCATCTTCGCCCGATCTCCCGCGCCTCAATGTCAATGCCCAGCGCCTTTGACCACCCATCAGACAGCGTCATCCTCGCCCTGTGGTAGCGGCCCTGTGAGCGAAACGGGACAAACCCTGCATCATTGGGTGAGACGGCACTGGTAAAAACATGCTGGCTCGCCTGTGTGTTTCTGGTGCCGACAGCCATTGAGACAGTGCCGTCCTCATAGTACGGATAAACGCGCGTGACGATGGAGTTCTTGCCCATAGACACCGGCACCTCTGAGGTCTCAATAGTTGCCGTCAGCGGTGCGCCCGTAAAGGTGTAAATCTTGTTGCCATACGCACCGCCAAAGAAATACTGACCGCCCTTAAAGAACCGGCTGTCTAGCTGGATGCTCAGCCCATCTACCGTGGCCGAGAGGTTGTCAAGCCCGTCAACCGTGTATCCAGAAGAGAACATAGGCGCGAGCAGGTCAGCCTCAACCTCGGCCAGAGACCACTTGTTCAGCGTGTAGTTGTACATGATGATCTTGTCCGGCTGCCCAGACGGTGACTGCGTGGACGTGTAGGACCACATCGCCACCTCATTGATCGGATCAACAGAGGCGCTCATGCGGTAGTCATAGTTAGAGTCAAAATCATTCTTGAAAAACTCGTTAACTTTCTCCGACCCAATGGGCGTGGCGCGTTGCCCATCAAATGCGTAGAAGCCATCGTTTGCTAGGAAAAACACCAAGCTGCCCGCATTGCAGACCGACTCTTTAAACGCACACCCGCGCTCAGACACAACCTTGTCAAATTGCCAGATCAGCGGCGGTCCTGTGTAGGTGGCCCGAAAGATGGCTCGCTCTGTCAGGATTGTCGCGTACTCTCCGCCGACAAGGCCGGTGATAGCGCCTGAGTCCGGCAGGTTTTGAAAATCGCTTTGGTTTACGCCTGCGGTCCAGCTTGTCGGATCGTTAAACCCTGACCAGTAGCACTGATATGGGACGCGCCCCGATCCCGTGTCCACGTTGGCAAGCCATACAAAGTCGCGCACCACTGCTATGAAGTCAGCCTTTGGCGGTGTGCCGCCAAGATCAGCAAACGCGCTTGACGTGCCAAGGCTAAACTTCTGGGGCGTCTCACCAGTGCCGCCAGTGGCTATGATGTCGTCGCCAAACTGAACGAAGCGCCAGCGCTCAAAGTCAGTGAGCGTGTACCCGCCGCCCTTGCTGATATCGTCAAGGTCGTTGTCTACCGAGGCGTGGAGGTACAGCTTTGTCGCATCGCCAGCGAATAGCTTAGTATTAGACGCGCTGTCTTTCGCCGCAAAGATACCCTTTATTGTCGCGGTGGCAGCATTGCTGTACGGCACAAAGCTGTTCATAGAGTGATAGCCGTTAGCCGCAGGCAGCACGTTAGTCGCCACGGTAACGCCAGCGTTTAGTAGGTCGGCCTGATCTGGTAGCCACTCGCCAAAAGGGATCACTTCACTGCCCACCTTTCACTGCCGGTTGTAGTTGTTGTCCACGTCTCATTGCCTCGCGCGACATCTGACCAAGTCTCAGACCCGGCAGCCGCCTCTGTCCACTCTTCTCCAAGCACCTTGGCTCGCGTTGATTGCGTAATCAAGGCGGTAATAGATGACGACATTACAAACGTGACGGCGTTTTCGCTTGACGCGGTCACCGCTGTCGAGACCGCCGACAGCATTCCCCTGATGCGGATCAATGCGCCTGACGTAGTCACCGCGATTGACGCGCTGGCGTCAAATGGTCGGATGCGGAGAACCGACGCCGAGGCTGTAATGGCGGCAGACACAGAAGCCGCAAACCGCGCTATAAACGACGCAGACGCGGAGACTGATGCAGCGCCGGTGATAGAGGCCGCAAAGGCAAGTATGCGCTTGACCGACGCGGATGTTGTGGCGGCTATTGATACAGCAGCAGCCGGCTGCTGAAGCGCTAGGCTATCTAACTGCTCCAACGTGCCAAAGGAGTCGATGTTGTCCATCGTCCCCCAATTATCTAGCTGCTCAAGCGTTGCCACAGTGCGCCCCGTTAGTCTGCGCTGATGTCGAGGTCACCCGCATCAATCTTGAGAATGTCGCCAGAGGCGATTGTTTTCGCCGCAGTAAACGCGCCGTGCATCAATAGATTGCCCGACGAAGATGCGTCAAAAATACCAAAGTGAGAGACGCTGCCCCAAGAACCTGTTGCCGCCGCAAACTGGATGGCTGAGGCGTTATCGGCGGTTCCTGATGATGCGGCATTAAACGTGGCCGCGACACGCGCGTAGCCTGAGCCGCTCAGTTCGGTGCCGGTGTTGCCGTCGCCAAATGAGCCGGTAGACAGGCCGATGTAGACTGCCGATGGCATAGTGTACGAGCCGGTCCCAAGGATGTGATCGAGAATTTCATTCTCAAGATAGTTTGACATTGCAGACATTGCTT